CGTTCAGAAGCGCAGCGCTTGCTTGTTGCTGTTGATGACATTATGCAGGTTTGGGGGATTGAGTGATGGAACGCACTATATTTTTCCGTAAAGACGGCAAGATGGAAAGTAAAAAAGTAGCTGGGTTTAGCGATGATCCAGCAAAAGATTTAGGCGGTTATTCGCACAAGGAATTGCAAGAAATTGCAGGTATTGATTCCGGAGCCGTGCTGGTTAGGGTTAAATAAAAAAACAAAGCCCACATATAACGCGGGCTTTTTTATCTATGGAATTACAGGGCCGTTTAATTTAGTTACTGTAAATTTTGTGGCCCAATAATTAAGCTTTGTACCATCCGTTTCTATGTATGGCAATATTTCCTGTCCTACAATATCAGCGGTACATGGTACTACAAATGACATTGAAATTGTCTCTTCTTGCACGTTTTTAGCGAAACGTTGAAATCGCTTGCTGACCATGTGATCAAGCCCTGGGCCGTCACCATCAGGTATCTCAAGAAGCAAATAATAATCCTTATCTCTATCTACTGGCTTTCCTGTTATCTGCAATCCGATACTGTATAGAGCGTTTACTTGATCTAAAACAGCCCCACCACTAGGCCCTATAAGGTGAGGAATACTAGGGTCTAAATCCTTTTCTTGCACAGCTTTGTTGTTTTGTATTTGAGTTTTAACACCATCGTTGGCAGAGTATTTATTTGCCTCTGTAGTATCATCTTTAAAAACCTCATGTCCGTACATTTTACGGTGCTGCGCGACTGTGATTCCTGCTTCAAGTCCAGCAAGCTTTACTCTTTCTGCTTCTGTAAATACTTTTGCATTTGCAGTCTCGTCCATTGAAGACATTAGAAAAGCATTTAAACCCTTTGCCGATGGGTCGTAAGTTGCTTTTAACATGTCACCATAATACCCCGTCCCACTATCAGCCCAAGCCGCCCCGTTCCAGTAGAACAGATTTCCGCTTGGATTTGTGACGGTTGCAGTATCACCATCCGCGCCAACTGGGTACGCAGTAATAAGCGCAGCTAAATCAGCAAAAACCCCTCTATGCCTACCGCCTGTTAATCCAGCAAGTTTATCTCGCTCATCCGTGGTTATAATCTCACCGCTACCAGCGTTTGTTACGTCAGACAGCTTTGTTACGCTATCACTCTCATCTATACTGTCATATTTTGTTATTAGCAATCTGTCAACAGCTCGCCAGGGGTTAACGCCATCACCCAATAGATCTATCTGTGTATCAGCTAAAATATTTACAGTGATCGGCATTATTGATAATTCAGCAACAGGCGTTTCAAATATAATCTGATACTCACCAGCAGCCACGTCTACACCAGTATTTTTGCGCCAATCATTACCAGATGGCCAGTATTTTATAGGTAGCCCTGTGACATTTGAAATAAACTCAAGTCTGAAATTCGTTACGGAATTATTGAATTTAAGATAAATTACTTTTATATCGGCATCTTCGGGTGGAGATATGTCATAGCTAATTACATTTGACATTATCTGAGTGTCATCTGGCTGTGTAACAACTCTAACCTCTTTTGCAGATCGTTGGTCATAAGTTGGTTTTTTAGAGCCTGAATCGTTAACTTCATAGCCTGTCGATATAAAATCCCTCCCTGTTGTGTTTACATGGGTTTGGCTATACCCTCCACGCTCAGATATTGATATTGCAGGGCCAACTACAAGAGTGGCGGCTTCTACAACAACAGATTTACAGCTTAAAATTTTAGAACCAAAATCAACCTCCAAATCAGTATTTGTATCACCAGTGCCAACGATAGCAGTTCCGCCCGCGTTTGCCTTGACCATTTCATTATCTGCTAAAACACCAGCGTCTGGTGATGGAATGCCACCAGCAGCGTCACCACCACCGAGCACTTCTACTTTATTCCATCCCATTATGCCACCTCGATATTAATCGTGCAGCCATGATCTGACCAGATAAAAGCGCCTGCATCACCTAAATCATTTATTCGATCTTCGCGTCCATAAATTGGGTAAAAACCTTCCGCGTTGGTTGGCTCTCCGGTTAATGTCGCGCCTGCATAAAGCTTAGCCTCACCGCCACCGATCATCTTAACTCGTATTTTATCACCTGCTGAGATCCCTGCCGCAATGACTCCTGCGTCTGCATAAATATCAACAACAGTCTCCGCCGGCACAATGATATTTGGTATTGTATCTGCCATAAAATAAATCCTCACATAAAAAAATAGCCCCGTTAGGAGCTATTATATACCGATTTATTATTGGCTACTAATTAAGCAGATTTACAGTAAAGCGCACATTTCTGGCCAGCATAAGTTGATTTAGCAATGAAGCCTTGCGCCATCCACTTAACCATGATAAACGGGTCATTGTGTTTAGTGCGTTGATCCATGTAGCTAGAAACCGCTTGGCCTGTAACAGCATGTAAACCGTCCATGTTGATGTAAGCCATCAGGAACTGTTTGCCACCGTTAAGCTGTGGATCTTCATACACAGATGCAATGCCGTTCATGCCTTTAACGTAATCAAGCACACTACCGAATGCTTTATCGCCTACCGCATACGGGGTAACTTCCCAATGACTCATGATTTCGCGTGATACAGCTAGGTCAATTGCTTGTGAACAGTTGTTATCAATGCGTAGAACGTCACGTTTGGTCTTGATTTCGTTAACGATGTTAGCGGCAGAAGTTGCAACATCAGCGAGATCAATAGTCGTGGTTGCTTGCACGATTGATGGATCGGCTTTTAGACCTAACCAAACTCGACCATCTGGTGATTTGATTTTAGCATCACCGCTCCATAGGTACTTATTAGCAGTACGTAATACGACAAGACCTGCTTCGCGGTTATCGTCTACCATCGTATCGAAACCATCAGCACCGAATGTAAGCATTTCACGCCAATCACGTTTTACGCCGTGATCAATAACCGGGATAACTGTACCCGCGTTTTTGTACTCAACTGCATCAGTGATAACACCTGTTTGACCAGACATTGAGATTGTGCCGCCAGTTTGCGCACTTGCTTGACGGTAAGTGTAATCAAGCTTTCCAAGGTTAACCGATTTAGAAACGGCATTGACACGCTGATACGTTGCAAACTCACCTAGTGGGTTAAGAATAACCTGTGTGCGGTCGTCCATTTCACGGTAGGCTTCATCAGGAGAGATACCAGCATTTGTTGCTGACTCAATGCCCCAACGGTTAAGCAGGATTTTAAAATCACTTTCAGAAGCCAATTGGAATTCTGCGTTCGCTTGGTATTGTGCGCGTTGTGCACGGTTCCATGCTTTTGCTTTGTTACGTTGTAAATATAGGTTTTCCATATTATAGGATCTCCACTAAAACTAATTCATCATCTGCGGCAGTTGTCACAGTTGTTTTTGCTACCGCTACGGCAACACCAGAAGCCAGCACGACTAATCGACCTGCTGCACCACGTTCAAGCAATGTTTCGCCTGCTGTTAACGCTTGACCTGTTGCAAGGCGAGCACGGAAGAATAAACCCTGTCGCGCCACATATGCGTCAACAGTATCACCAACAGCAAAAGCATCATCAATATGACCGCCTACACCGGGGCCGTTCTCTTTTGCGATAAGCAATTGGCCAACTGTTGCAGCAATACCTACGTCTAAATCATCACCGTTGCGTGTAACGATATTACCAGGTAGATAAATATCACCGGCAACACCTTCTGTCATTAGTGGATTTGTAAGCTCAAACGGGCCTGCATGTACTTTATAGGACATTTACGCTTCCTCCCAAGGTTTCATATTAATACCAGATTCTTTTTTCTCTACTGGTGATTCGTGATTTGTAGCAATTGGAGCGCCTACAGTCACTCCGTTTTTAGCTAGCACTTTGTGCAGTGCATTAACGCCTAGCGCTTTCGCTTCTGCTTCTTCAAGTCCCATTAGTGGAGCTGCTTGTTTTGCTAACTCTGTTAATTCGACATCTTTGTTAGACGCTAATTCAGCGGTGACGGTTGTTAATTTTTCAGTAAGCGCAGTGATAGCGGCATTTGTTGCCGTTAAATCCGTCGCTTCTGTTGCGTTTGTTGCTAGTAACTCGACTAACAGCTCTGCATCAGTATGATTAGCGTTTGCTGTTACACCCTTTGCCAGTAAAGCTGCGGTTAACGTTTTTCGCATCTCTTTGCCCTTCTTATTAGTAATTAAATTATCTTGGCTATTATCGCCTAGCTGTTTATCAGTTGCAAATGCCTGTTTGAATCGGGCAAGAAACCTCGATATCAGCCCTTTTTCTTCTTCATTTGTGGCGATTTCATCAATAATATTATCAACTGACAAAAACTCGTCCATGTTAATAGAGATTGTCTGATCGTCATTCTCACCGTTGAAGCGTATAAACGTAGCCGCCCCGCCTGCCGGTGGTTCTTCATCTGGTAGCATTGCAACGTGGTCACCAACCTGGTTAATGGCTTTCGCGTGGTACTCTTTGCCGCAACCGTTTATGCCTGACTCGTTGTTTCCATCAAACCATAGGCCAGTTGAGATCCCGATAGATTCGCCATTCTTTAATCGGTTAACGTAATATTCCCCGTTATCCTGCGCAAGCATCATCTTTTCTTTAAACTCTGCATCTGCATAGTTAACGCCGTTGTGATTATATGTGTTGATAATCACACCGCCGGAAAAGTGGTTCATTAGCCCCTCTGCCGATAAAGCACTTGTGCCATTGCCGTTTTCATCTTCCGGGTGTCGCAGCGTTACCGGCTGCCCTCGATAACTGGCAAGCCCCTTGGCGTTATCTGCTTTTTCGTACAATATGCCGTTCATCACCGCATCATCGACTGTAATAGGGATTCCAAGTATTTGCCAGATTCCGTCTTTAACTTGGCGGAACTGGCTATTTTGTGAATTGTGATAAATGTTTATGCGCATTTTAATGCTCCTGTTTTTGTTACTGTATACAGATTTAACGAGATGACAAAAGCTGGAATTTATCTACAAAACCAGCTTATTTCTTTTTGTGCGTTTGTGTTAAATTAGAACCTGACCGCCCAAATATGTCCCTGTACCACCCGACATCGCGTTGTTGCCAGCGTCTAAGATAATTGCTGATGTCGCTAGCGCACCCTTTACAAAATTAGCGTCACTTGTAACTTGAGATAGAGTTATGACGCTACCGTTGCTTATTGCTACAGCATAGTTAGGGTTTGCCGCTGTAGATGTGCAGTCAACGCCCTCGATAACACCTGTAGTATTGTTAGCGCGGATTGCTGACGATCCTTGAGCTGAAATATTCATATTACCGGCCTTAATTCTAACTTTAGAGTCATCAAATCTGATCGCGTTGATGTAGAATGAGGTAGATATCTGCTGATTAAACTCATAACTGTTCCCTGCTGGCATTATCAGCTCACCCTGTCCTCTGAAATCAGTCTCAAAGTTATATATGAATATAGTCTTTCCGTGGCCTCTAGCATATGAGTACTCATTGATCCAGTCAACTAAATCAGCTAATGAGCCTAGTGGGTTTCCACTATTTCCCGCAAAAAACGAGGTTGAAGAGCTCGCAGGAGTGACACCAGCCGTCCCTATATATACAGTGTTGAAGTCTTTGGTTGCTGTTGATTTATGATGTACTTTAATGTTCTTCTCTGTTAGATATGAACCATCATATGAATGTGTAACATCTAAATCTAAATCAAAATTCTGGACATTCTCAGTTATTCTAAAATCGTGGGTGGTGTTATTCTGTAACTCGTTACGCTGTATAGTTGAACTTTGCAACTGCAATATATCAACACCAATACCAACACCAGCCATATTCATATAGTTGTGTTCACACGTAACTCCTGAAATGTTAGTAAAGCCCTGTGAGTAAGAGTTGGGGATGCCGAATTGCACATGTGAATCTGTGTTACCTTCAAGGTAATTTTGCTGGATTGATATGCTGTACGCTCTTTCGTACAAGTCAACCCACAGTGATCCGTCATACGTTAACGGCGTTTGGCCGTTCGCATCATCATTAAAGTTTGAGATAACAATAGCTGTTTTTACGTTGGCTTCAATAACGTTGTGATCAACTGTTATTGAGTGCATCGGGCAGTATAAGTAAATGCCGTAATCGCCCTCTTCTATAGAATTACGCTCTACTCGTAGTGCATTAACTTGATACCAATTTTTGTTTTGCCAAAACACGTAGCCAAGTTCGACATCCAAAACGTCAGCCTTTACAGCTACAGTGTTACCCCTGAATGTATTATCAAGCACGGACAGCCCCCATGTTGCATTAACACCAACACCCGTTTTGCAATTCATTATTCTATTTTTCTGCACAAAGCAATCGACAGCATATCTGCCTCGTATGCCAACGTTTGTGCCGTCACCACGGACTGATAAATATTCAATAACAGTGCCTTGCATTAGCCGATAGTCACTACTATTCGGTAGGCTAGGATTATTTGCAAAGTTAATATCAATATCGATGCCTATGGCCGCGCTTGTGATTATGTTTGCGGGATATGTTGTGGGTTCTGGCTCAGTCTCTGTTTCTACATAATCACCGACTAATTTAATACGTTTTCTAATCACAATTGTATCAGTGCATAGGTACGAACCGTCTATAATGATTGTGCTACCCATCAGAGAATTATCAATTGCTTGTTGAACCTCGGCAGAGTTATTTAGAACACCGGCAGCATCACTAGCACCCCACCACCTAACAGACCTACCTCCTGTAAACTGTCTTACCCATCCGTTAAACACAGTACCGTTGTCATTTTCCGCAGATCTTGTTGCATCATATACAAACAACCCGCCTCTATTAACATCTGTTACAACAACGCTAAACACTCCACTTGGGACATTGGCAAACCCACTAACACTAGATATTTCATACGGAAACCCAGTCCTAATGAGATCGTAAAAGGCTGGCAAATCAGTCTCAAGCTGATCACCAACAACACTAACAATAACCTCACCTGCACCAACGCTAGCAGGAATGCCGTATGTTGTTTGGTTGTTTGGGTTAAAAATGTATTGCTTTGCCGCATCTATTGTCTCACCCGGAAGCCCATACATAACCGCGTTGTCTGGCACGTTAAGAGAGCGCGCGATTGATTTTAGCTCACCCTGCGCGACTGCCACCCATTTCCCTTGCTCTGGCGCGGCTACTGGGTCGCCACCTGTTGGAGTGTATGGCAAGATTTGATTTGTGCGCCACAATGCGTCCTCATGGCCAACTACGGACTTGGATGTATAAACCTGATTTTCTGATGTGATTTGCACTTTTACAACGTCTGCAAAATCACCAACAATCTGATAACCTGCCCCGGAAATTGCTATAGAAATTTTATCATCAGTTAATTGCTCAAGTCCTGCCAGCGTCTTACGCGGCTGCCCTTTGCGGTTTATTACCTCAAGCTCTGTAGAGTTTGCAATATTATCAAACGTGATTAAATTATCTTTAGCAACTGCCAAACTAGTTGTGCCCACTGGTGGTGAAGACGGGCGTGGATCATCGTATGCCATATAAAATCCTATTCAAAATTATTTAAAGGGATTATACAACACAAATCGCAGATACAAAAAAACCGCAAATATGCGGCTTAATTGCATGACTCTTTCACCTACGGCGTCATTACCGGCATGATGGGGAGCTCCTGAAATAATTCATACAGATTCAGGCCCAAGGCTTTTGCATACGAAGATAGTAAGAATATTGGCGGTAACCAAAAGAGCAACAAGGAGCCGCTATCTGTTTCACGGAGTGCCAAGGCACATGCTCGTTTTCTATCTATAATCGGTTGACTCCGTAGAGCTGCGGGTTTATTTGTTAAGTGCACTGGCGCGCGTTATTTTGCTACTGGTTTACCGCCGCAGTCTTATCTTGTGGGTGTGGTTAGCACTCGGCACAATGCACTTAATAAATACCGCGTCTGCGGTCCCTTGTCTTTAACCCTCAATCTGCAACCCTACAGTGTAACGGGTAACATTTTACGGTCGGTTTGTTTTATACAGTTGAAGCATAAATAACTGGTTCAACGCGTTATCTTTTAAATAACTATCTACATATCGCTGAGGTGCGATTACTGCAACTAAATAAAACAAAACAAAAGTGATTGAGTTAAACGATTTAAATAAAATAAGCATAATCACCTCTTTTTGTTATTTACCACATAAGCCCGTGGTGGGAGGTTGACCACCTCCTTATCGTTAGATGGGTTGCCCGAATCTCACGGTGCTAGCGTTGCACATTTGGTTTTAAGTGGTTCATTACGCTTAATTTCGGCACTCTCTAAATATACTTGTGAAATACACTTAGAGAGTGTGCCGCACTTTCACGGCAGTCATCTATTTTTTCAAGTGGTTCGCTAATAGAATTTTCCACACGCCGTCTTTCCGGCTGTCATCTTGCCACTATTACACTACCGCAAGAATAGGCGAGCAACTTTACATGTTTTACAACAGGGGCTGCATTATCCCGGTTTATCCGTTGCGGCGATGCGCGTTATACATCGCTCCAGCACTTTAAGTTAGTCCATGATAAAAACCCTCGCTGTTAATTAAAAGATTATCTCTAAACAACTTAGGATTTAAAGATATACCATCAATAAATTTACGTCAAGCTTTATTTGTTATCTTTTTTCTTGCCGAACTTGTACGCCTTCTTGATCTCGCCCAAAAACTCGTTGTCGTGCGGCGTTTTGGTTGATTCAACAATCTTTTCTGCTAAATAAAATAACAGCCATTCAATAACCTTTTCGCTAGCCATTGACATAAATAATCGAGTCAACACGGACATTAAGCCCTTTAAAATAACTGCAAACATAACTTAACCCTCTTCATTAATGTTTTTGTATAAATCCACGCTTTCATAATCACCTGAGCACATTACGACACTGTGGCGCATAGATCGCTCTGGTGTTTGTTTGTGCCAACGGCTATCGAGCATTTCTACACTTGCATCACGGTAATCGCCTGCTGCGATATATGCAATTGTCTTTTTAAACTTGCAAAAACCAACTAGGCCAAGTTGATAGCACATGCTAATAATAATATCTTTGCGTGTTTGGCTCAAATTAACAAACCATGTGAATTTTTTTGTTAATTGTCGGTTAAGCATTCCCAACTCATCATTTAAAAACATACCTGCAATCTCACGCGATACAGAAAATTGATATAGCTCCAAGTCTGCATTTTTAGGGCCAATCTTTTTACCTATACCGATAGTAGGATAGCCCTGTGTGCAGTGGTACGGGCGAGAGCGGTAGCCCTCTTCTATTTCTATTAGTTTTGTTTGCATTTTGTTTGCTCCCAGTCAGTCGCATCAATAATGACCCACGCGCAGTTAATGTGAGTCTTAACTTTTGTTATTACATCAACATTA